AACTCGCCCATGTTCTGGGACCACTGGTCGCCAGTGCCTTCGGCGGCCTCGGTGAGGAACTCCTTCGCGCCGCCGGCAACGGCGCGGCCCGTACGGCCGGCAACGCCGCCCGCGTTGGCCAGCGCGTCACTGAATCCGGGCTTCACGCCGGCGGCTGCACGGTCGGCCACGTTCAGTCCGAGCCTGTTGCTCGCGCCCATCAGTGCGACGTTGGTCGGCACCGAGATCGAGAGCGCGGCGTCGTATGCGCGGCGCGCCATGATGTCGCGAGTTTCGGCCAGCGTGCGGCCCGTTCCGTCCGCCATCAACTCCTGCGCCATCGGCGCCTTGAGCAGCTCCTCGTCGGACAGAGAGAGAACCGTGTCGCGGGCGCCGGTGGCATTCATCTCGGACGCGGCCAGACCCTGCGCCTGCGTGGACATCAAAGCGGCGGCTTCGTCTGCGGCGCCGAGCGCCTTCAGGCCACGGCCGGCAAGGCCGCCGCCGATCAGGAACGTCGCGACCTGCGGGCCAAAAGCATTCGCCACGTCGAGCGGGCTTTCCAGCATGTTCGTCGCGCCGGCGATCAGACCGTCATCGAACCCCTGAGAGATGCCCTGCTCGTCGGCCTTGGTCTCGTCGCTGCGGTAGTCGCGGGCGCTGCGGGCGTAGTCGCGAGTGACGTCGGCGGCCGACGTCGCGAACTGGCTGAGGGTCTCGTCTTCGAGCGTCTTCTCGCCGGCCGCGATGCGGCGCGCGTTCTCGTCGTCGCGGCGCTGCTGCACGGAGTCGCGAGTTTCAGCAGCGGCGGCGCGCATGTCCGGCGCAAGATCGGTCTGGCCAAGGGCCTTGTCCAGCGCGGAGATGCCGAGCATCTCGCGAACTGCAGGCATCGTCTCGAGCACGGCGGCCTTGCCGGAGCTGAGCGCCTCGTTGATTCGGCCTGCGGTCTTGACCGCGCCGCCGATCACGGGAACGTCACGAGCCATCAGCTCGATGCGACCGCCCAAGGAGTTGGGGTCCGCGATGGTCGGCGCGGCGTCTGGCCGCGATACGTCGATGGCGCCGGCGCCAATGTCGAGGAAGCCCGCGCCCGTGCCTACGGCAGGGTCGGTGACCGCCTCGGTAGCGGATCGATCAGGGGTGTAGTCGCGCGGATCCATCTTGGCAACCGCAGCGAAGATCTGGCTTTCGTTCCAGTCATCGGGGAAGTAGTGAATCTTCCCGTTTGGCAGGTAGTGAGGCTTCATTTATTTTCCCTGATTAGATTGGAACGCAGACCCCGCCCTTCATTCTGCCGCCGCTGCCATTGGACAACGTGCAGGTCATACCCTCGGACGGGTCTTTTGCACCAGCACCCGGCCGCTGCGTGGCGCGCGACGCTTCCGCCGCGGCGGCTTCGGCGGAGCTGGTCTCGGCGTTCAGATACTGCGGGGCCTGTGATGCAAGGCGTGCGCCAGCAACGCCGGCGCGAAGGCCCGGATCGTTCTCCGGGACCGACTGCAGCCGCATGCCGCCCTTGCCGTCCGGCACTTCGATCAGCACGTCCCGGGGCGCGCTGCGCGCTGGCATGCCAGCGATCTCGCGCTGACCGGCCAGCTGCATACGAAGCTCAGCCTCGCGCTGCGTTTTCTGCGCCTCGTCGCGCTCGGTCTGGTAGCCGGCGAGCGTCTCGTCGCGGGTGGTCTGGGCGGCGGTCTGCTCGCTGAGCAGCTCACGCTGGAAGGTCTGCGTCGCCTGCCGGTCCTCGGCGCGAATGGCGGCAAGGCGCTGCTCCTTGAGCGCCTCAGCCTCCTGCATCTGCTTGGTGCGGGCGTACTCGGACACGCCCTTGAGCGCGCCGGCGGCGAAGCCAAGCAATGCGCGTCGGGTGTTCTTGCCCATGGACTACTCCTGCATCAGCGCCGGCCGGATGGGCGCATTGCCCGGAGGCTGCATTCCTTCCGGGGGGGCGTCAACCGGGGCTTCGGGCGGGGCGCCTTCGGCGGGGGCGTCCTCGGCGAACGGATCCTCGCCGCGGGAGGCGCCCATACGCTTCAGGGTGCTGGCCGCCTCGTCCACATCTCCGGACTCGGACATCCCGGCCAGCATCTGCTTGGCCGCCTCGACCTCGTCGGGCGACGGCTCACCGCTGGCGATGTAGGCCTCGACGGCGGACATCAGAGCGAACTCGCGCAGCTCGTCGTCGTCGGCGTCGTCGATCACCCCGAGCGCCTCGGCCAGCTGCATCACGCTGTCGATGATCTCGGTGACCACGCCCATCAGCATGTCGAGATCGAACTCTCGGCCTGCCTTGGTCGCCTGATCTGCAGCGGCATCAACCAGCGTGTAGGCCAGCGAGCCGATGTCGCGCGGGAGATCCTGCGACTTCGACAGCTGCTCCTTGATACCCTCTTCACCCTTGCCGAAGATGTGCTTGATCAAGCCAGCAGTCATCGTCTCGACGGTCTCGGTGTCGGCGTCGATCTCTTCTTCCATCGGCTCCATGGCCATGCTCCTGTTATCCGCCCTGCGGCGACGGGTCATCGTACATCAGCGGCCGGCGGAAGCTGCTCGTTCCGCCCGTGATGTCGCCGCTCGAGAACTTCAGGTCGTTCGGGTTGAGATTCTTCTTGCCCTGCAGGTCAACGCCGAAGAAGCCCTGAGGCGCCTCGTCATCCTCCTGCTGTCCAGCGAGAAGATTCGTCGCCGCGCCGATGCCGCCCTGCACCAGAGCCTGCCCAGCGGCGGTGCTCCAGAAGCTGGGGGCGGCCGCGCCGGCCGCGCCGGCTGTGCCAGCGGCGCCGGCTGCGGTTCCGCCAATCGTTTTCGCGGCGGCGGCACCGGCCTTGACCGCGGTGCCGGCGGCAGCAGTGGACGCGGGGGCTGCGGTAACGACGCCCTTCGTGAGCTTGGCGGCATTGGCTGCCGTCGTGGCCGCGTTGGTGCCGGCTGCCGCGCCCGTCTTCGCGGCGAAGCCAAGCGACTGAGCGGCCGCACCGCTACCCAACGTCAAGCCACCGCCGCCAGCAAGTGCGGGGGCGCCAGCGAAAGCGCCGCCGGCGGTGCTCGCCGTAACGCCGCTACCCATGCCGAGCGTGCCGCCGATACTGACCACTCCCGCTTTGAGGGTGGCCCCCAGTCCACCGATCAGTCCCTTCGAGAGCACGGCCGCCTTCAGGCCAGCGATGCCGACCGTCGCGACACCGGCGGTGAACACGATGGCCGCCACGATGACGATCTTCTTCCAGTGCTTCTTGACGAACTTGCCGATCTTTTTGACGGCCTTCTTGATTGCGGACATCAGAGTGTCTCCATGATTCGGTAGTAGACGCGGCCGGCCTGACTGAACCCGGCGCTCGCGAACAGTCGATCCTTGGCCTCGAGCTGGCCCGGCTCGCTCACACCCATGTCGATGCGGCGAATCTTCTTAGCGATGCACCACGCGACGAAGGCGTCGAGCAAGATGTCGCCGCCTTGGAATGCAGTGAACACGAGGTCCGACGCGCAGAAACCACCACACCAAGGCATTGGCATTTTCTGCCCAACGAGCAATCCAACAACGGTCGCTTCGCGCTTTGCGATCAGCACGACGTTGGACGGGTCCGCCATGACCTGCTTGAGCGTCTGCCGCCAAATGACGGCGTTGTAGCCCATTGGCGCGTATGTGATGGAGGCATCGTTCGCGAGACGGCTGAACTCCATGATCGGAGGCAGTTCGTGCAGCGACGCTTGGCGGATGACCAGACTCACGGCCTACCCGGGGCGCCGTAGTTGGTAGCGAAGGCCACGGCCGGAGCCATCCCCGGGCTGGTCAGCTGCGGTGCTGGCGCCGGCGCGGGTGCGCCCATGATCGGAACCGGGCTGGCCGCAGTGGTGCCCGGCGACGACGCGCCGCCAGAGGCCATGTTGTACGGTGCGGCGAAGATCTCGGGCAGCCCCTGAGCGAACGCGGCATTGAAGCTCGACGTGACCGAGGTGAAGATCGCACGCGCGTTGTTGGCGGCAGCCTGCTGCTGCGCCGGAGTCAGCGCCGTGTTCGAGTAGATCGAGGCGAGCTGCTGCGAGAATTGCCCCTCGCGCGCGGCCATCATCGCGGTGTAGCTGTTGAAACGATCCTGATAACGACTCGCTTCGTTCTGCCCGCCGGTGAACTGCTGGTCAAGCGTCTGCACGCGGTCGCGCCAGTCTCGCTCGGTCTCACCTTCCTGCCGCTGGAACTGCTGCGTCAGGCCCTGCATGCGCTCTTGGAAGCCGCGATCAAGGCCGGCCTCACCGCTGCGCCAGCCGAACTCATTGTTCTGCATGCCGGACTGCTGGGCGCGATCAAGGCCAGCTTCGCCGCTGCGCCATCCGCGTTCGGCGAATGCTTCGGCGGACTGGAAGTCACGGCCGGCCGCGGAGTCATCGAGCTGGGCGCGGATGCCCATGGACTGCCCGAACAGCTGGCGGCCCTGCGACTGGTCGGCCATGACGTCGTCGTTCTGGGCGCGCATGTTCTCGCTGGCGGTGTTCGCGTACACGCTGGCATCGGCCTGCGCGATGGGGGCGCCGGCATCGATGGCAGACCGCTGCGACATCCCGGCAGCGACGCCGGACAACAGCATTCCCGAGCCAGCCGCCTGCTCCTTGCCGCGCAGTCGCGCGCTCTGGATGTAGCGGCCGTTCTCGTCAAGCAGTCGCGACAGCTGGTTCGAGGTCAGCTCGTTCTCGCCGACGCCGCGGGTGATGGCGTTGCGGTCGTTGGCGGTCATGCCCTCGCGGTAGTCCATCAAGCCAACGGAGCGACTGGTGCCGGGACCAGCGCCCGCGCTTCCCGTGCCGGCGCCAGTGAAGACGGGGTAGTTGGTCGGACCCGGGGCAGGGGGAGTGGGCACCGTGCCCTTGGGCGGCTGCGGAACGCCGGGGAGAGGGGTGGGCAGCGGCTCCGGCGGATCCACCGTGGCCTTGGGCGGCGGCGGCACGCCGGGGAGCGGCGTCGGGCGCGGCTCCGGCGACGGCGGCGGCGGGGTCGTACTGGACGACGGCGGCGGCGGGAGCGCGCCCCCGGGAATGGGGACGGGCGCGCCGACCGGGGCGGGCGTCATCATCCCGCCGCGCCGGGAGGTGTCCTCCTCCATGAATGGATGTACGCCGTTGTAAGGGGTGGTCATCAGGCGTCGCCTTTGTGGCCACGGCTTTCGCCGCGCGGGTTGATGAAGGTCTCGATGAACTGAAGGGTGTGCGGCGCTTCATCGGCAGTCAAGGAGTCAACGCGGATCAGGATGTTGTACCCCTCGATGCCGACGTCGAAGCTGCCGATCTTGTCGTTGCGCACCGATCCGTTCTCGGAGGTAGCCGGATGCTGCGGGAAGCCCAGCTGCGCCGGCCGCGTGCCGCCGGAAGGAAGCTGGCTGTTGATGCCGTAGGTGACCAACAGGTTGGCATAGCCGCCGGCGCCGCCGAAGCCACACCGATCAAACTGCTTGAGCTGCGTGATCGCCCCGGCATAGAACGGGTTGATGATCATGTACGCGGCAATCTCTTCGCCGTCCAAGCTGCGGCCGACGTCCATCTCAAAGACGTACCCCTCCTTGGTCCCATTGAACGTGGCGAACAATCGCTCACGACCGGAGGCGTCAATGCCGGACCACACCGAGCGCACTGCCAGCGGGATGTCCGGGGTGCCGGCAACGTACAGGCGCTGCTTCGTGGTCTCAACGCCGGCGTCGGTCATCGTCATCGTGAGGATGGCGCCGTCGCGGAAGTAGAGGCGGTACTGGTTCTTTGAGCGAACCGGCAGTGCGCGCACAACGCGGTTGAATCGCTGCTCGTTGGAGATGGTGGCCTGCAGCCGCTCGCGAAGCCACGGCTGCACCGAGGCGGACATATAGGCGCGGCTCGCGGACTCAAAGCTCTCGGGCGTGTCCGCGGCGAACAGGCCGAAGCTGTCCGAGATGATGGCGCGGCCCGGGTCAGCGAGGGTGTACTCGATGGCGCCGCGCTGCGAGCTGACGGTCTGCTGGCTGAAGGCCTGCGGGCTGAGGCCACGCAAGACGTAAGTGCTGGTCTCGCAGACGATCAGTAGCGCGTCGCCGCCGGCGGGCGCCAGCGCGGTCAGGCGGTCGCCCACCTCGACCGGCGTCGCGCCAAAGTCACCGCGCATCTCGTACGGCGCACCAACCGAAGACAGGATCACGGCGCCGGAAAAATATCCGAGCGCAAGCATGGTGCCGTGCTTGGCAATATGGCGGGGGATGTCGATGTCCGGAGCCAGCGGCGTGCGCACCTTGATCAGGGTCTCGCCGTCGAACGACAGCGCCGGGCCGGCACCGCTCACGCCATACATTGCGCTGTAGCGGTCCTGACCAAAGAAGTTGTACTGGTGCCACTGATACTGGGACCGGTTGTTGTCCATCTCGGACTGGCCGGGCAGGAAGATAGGGCGGTCACGGCCGGCCACGACGCCGATCAGCGTGCCGCCGCCGGCCGCCGCGGTACGGATCTGGTCGCCATCGACCACGAGCCTCGGCTTGTCGGTGTTCTTGGCTGCCGTCAGGGTGACGTAGCCGGCCGCGCTACTGGCACCTGAGTCGCCGGACAGGATCTGCACGTTGAGCACGGTGGCCGGGACATCGGTGGTCCCGTTCCACAGGTACACGGGCCGGCCGCCGCGCTCGACGTAGTGAACGCGGATCGCGACGTAGTCGATGGTGGCCGTAATCGGGTTGGCCGGGACCGAGCGATCCACCACGAAGACGGCACCGAAGGAAGGATCCTGCAGCACGTCGCGCGTGAGGTTCTCGCTGGCCCAGAGATCCGAGCTGCTGCCGTAGGTTTTTACGGTGAGCGCGTCCGGCCACTCGCCGGAGGCTTTGTTCTCGGTGCCGCCGAAGACGCTGGTCAGAACGACCACCCCGTCCTTGGCCTTGCCGCCGGCGGTGGACTGGCGCTCGATCACCAACTCGATGCCGACGATCTCGGCGCCGACAGGGATGGCACTAAAGTCGAAGTTGCTGCAGTACAGTGATTGCACGGCGGCAGAGGTCAGTGCGCCGGTGACGCCGTTGTCGGACGTCAGGTTGGCCAGCGCCGCCCCGTTCAGTTCGACGGTGCCGGGGAAGGTGAGCGCGGAAGCCTTGACGTCGCCGACGTCTACGGCTAGCGAGCGCGGCGTCGACGCCAGACCATCGGTGCCGGAGCGGAACGGCATCTCGCGGCCGAGATCAACGCGGTCCCAGCCCGTGCTGGAGCTTCGCCACAGCGCCGCTGGCGTGACTTCGGACTGGAAGGTGATCTCGGATAGGTCGGAGATCTCAGATGGCGCAGGCGGCCCCACGTCGTCCTCAGCGAGGGACCAGACATAGGGCGGCACGCCGCCGGAAACCACCAGCCCATCGGCGTACGGGATCCCGGTGAGCGCCGGGCTGAGGGCGCCGGAGATCGGGAGGTCTACCAGTACGGGCGTGCCCACACCCACTGCCGCCGTGCCCGTGCCCGGGATCGGGTCGTAGGCGACGTAGCCGGCGTTGTCACCCAGCACGCGCGCCTCGAGGATCTGGTACTGCAGGCCGTCGATGGTGATGTAGTCACCCTCGTCCGCGTCGGTGTAGTAGCCGCCCTCGAAGAACTTCCGGGGAAGATCGCGGATGGCGTAGTTCTTGTCCCTCAGCAGGAATCCGCCGAGGATGTCGCTGCCGGCGCGGCCGGGCACGGTCTCGATCTCGGCGCGGCGCGCGTCGGCCAGCTGCTTGAGCGCGTAGTCATAGTCCTGCTGCTGCCCGTTCGGGATCTTCAGGGACTGGAACGCGGTCACGGTCGCGGTGGCGCCGGCGACTACGGTCTCGAGGGTGTCAGGAAGTGAGGGATCCGCCATGCCGCCAGCGAACGCTACGGTCACGGTGGTTTCGGTAACCTGCAGGATGTAGCCGACGACGCCTTGATGGTCGAGCGGGGATCCGCCGACGACGAACTGGACCGCGGCACGCACGCTCAGCGCGCCGACTACGCCGGCCACGGTCAGCATCAGCAGGCGGTGTTCGGCCACGCCGGGGCGTCCATCGAATCGTTCGACGCCGCTGATACGCGTGTACCCGGAGCGGGTAGAGACCTCGTAGTTTTCGCAGTCGGCCAGCGTGCCGGGGCGCGTCATCGGCCCCGGCGAGGTCAGGTCGAGGCCGCCGACCAACGGGAGCGATGGGCCGCGGCTCACGGATCGATCTCGAAGCCGAGCACCTCAGGCAGCTGCTGATTCAGCAGGTGACGCATATCGCGCTTGAGGCTGATCTCGCTCTTGGTACGCAGGTCATTGGTGCCGTCCCGGCCGAGGCAGTAGTAGTGGACGATGGCCCAAAGCACGATCAGCTGGTGGTACTTGCTCGGCATGATGGGGGTATCGCCATCGGCGACAAGCGTCTGCGTGGTGCGCTTGTAGTCGAGGCGCAGGACGTATGCGCGGTCGGACACCATGTCGAACTGCAGTGTTCCGTCAGGCATCACAGTGAAGTTGCCCGGCATTCCGGGACCGCGCTCACCTCGCTGGAAGTAGCCGTACGCCCAGTCCTGATATGGGATGTAACGCACGGGGGTTTCTTCGGAGACGCTGTCCCCGTAGATGGTGATGAAGCGGCCCTGCCCGTCGCTGTTGGCGACGATCAGCTCGCTGTAGTCGGAGATGGCGGTGGGCGCCACCTCGTTCACACCCTGAGGGAGCGTCAGGGTTCCGCGCTTGTGCATGAAGAGCCAGTTGTTCTGCGCGTTCTGGATGTCTTCCCACGCCGCCGCGATGAACATCGCCAGCTCACTCAGCACGCCCGTCTGCGCCACGACAGTCGTCGGCGCGGTGCCGAGGTTGTCCTGACCGATGCGCAGCATGGCGTGAAGCCGCTGAGTGAGCTGGAGGTAGTTCATTCGGCCTTGGCGTCCTTGGTGTCGATGACATCGCTGGAGCCGTACAGCGCGACGAAGATGTCGCCGCACAGCTCGTCGTCGGTCTTGCTGGTCTTGAACGTGTCGCCCTTCTGCAGCGGAACCTCGAGGATCTGGGCGATGGTCTGCAGCTCACGCGTGGTGCGCTTCTTGAACCAGCTCGGACCCTTGCCCTGATACCACTCGGTGAGGGAGCCGGCACGGTCCTTGGTCATCGGGTCTTCGCCGTACACCAGCAGCGCGAAGTCGGTGAACTCCCACTTGGTGGTCGTCTCTTCGCTGCCGTCCGCATTGCGGGTCTTCTGCTGGCCGACGATGCGGCGCTTGCGGTCCTTCAGGATCTCGTAGATCGGGAAGGGGATGGCCTCGACGGTGTCGTAGCCGAGCCAGTAGGTGGCCTTGCCGTTCCAGCCGATGCCTTCGGCCCGGCCGAGCTTGGCGCCTTCGGGGCGCGGCAGCTTCACGCGGATGCGGCGGCCGCCCCAGAGACCATTCGGGGTCAGGTTGTACGGGGGGCGGATCGGGTCGTTGTCGTTGACGCGAGCGGTGGACACGCCACCACGGCGCAGCTGGCCGGCGGCGTCGGTGAGGCCCATGGCGGACAGGACGCGGCTGCGAAGCATGGCCTGCGTGTCGCCTGAATTGAGGCCCTCGCCAAGCTCGGTGAGGTAGAACTGCAGCTCCTCGGTGGTCGAGGACTCGAAGCGACTCTCGGCCGCCTCTTGGATCGGGATGAAGTTGGTGGACATCGGGTTCTCCGGATGCGGATAAGGGGCGGCCCCCGCAGAGGCCGCCCCGATATTACCGCTACACGCTGCCGATTAGCCCGGGATATACGACTCGATCAGGAACGTGTGGGTCGCCGAGACCTCAGCCGCGCCAGCGGTCGGGGTCAGGATCAGGTCGTCACCTTCGGCCGCGACCGAAGCAATCGCCAGCGCGGCGGCATCGGCCACCTCGAAAGCGACGGCCGCCTGCATGGCGGTGCTGGTCGTGGCGAAAGCCGTGGCCAGACCAAGGCGCCAGCCGAGGTTGAAGGTGAAGTCGTTCGCGGCATCCGGATCGCCCGAGCGCACGTTGGTGATGCGCTTGATGCGCTCACCGGCCGCGAAGCCACCGGCGATGTACAGGATGTCGTTCAGGGCGGCGCTGGCGTTGTAGGTCAGCGTGCCGGTGAACGTGTGGTAGCGCAGGACGGCCTGACCGGGGCGCTCGACCTGCGGGCCACGGTAGGTGTAGGTGGTGGTGTTGGCGTTCGGGACGAGGCCGTAGCCGGAGCTGTACTTGGGCATTGTCTTGTTCCTTCAGGAATTGGGGTGGGCGGAACCGGATGGCCCCGGCGCTAGGCCGGGGCCGTCAGGATCAGCTGACGTTGTCGGTCACGCCGCATTCGATGCGGTAGACGTGCAGCTGCTGCAGGATCACCGGGGCATCCCACCAGCGGCAGGACACGAGGCGACGCTGGTTGGTCGGGTCGGACTTGTCCGCCTTGTCCAGCACGTTCATCTCGACCGCACCGAGGCCGCTGGAGCTGGCGCCGCGCAGCGAGCACTTGCCCAGCGCGTCGGCGCCGAACAGGACGTACGGGTAGACGTCGATGGACACGCCGCCGGCCGAGCGCATGTTGGTCGCACCGACCGCCGCGCCCTCGCCGAAGAACGGCTCGAACTCGGGGGAGGTGACGAACATCACGTCATCGACCTGACCGAACAGCTGCGGCAGGTTTCGGGCGGCGCCGCCGATCTGGGCCAGCGGGACGAAGCCCGGGATGGCGCGGATGTCCGGCTTGCAGTCGGTGTGGCACAGGCACAGGAAGGCCTGCTCGACCGGGGTGGTGCCGCTGTTGACGCTGCCGTTGGAGATCTGGCGGATGTACTGGGCGCGGTTGCTGTTGAGCGTGCGCACGGCCACTCGCAGGCGGCCCAGCGTGATCGCGCCGTTCACCTGATTGCGGGCGCTGTGGGCGCTGGAGTTGAAGATGCGGTTGGTACCGTTGCGGTACTCGAACCACGCGTTCTTCTCGCGGGTGCGCTTCATCAGATCGACGAGGCGGTCCTTGCTGTCCATCAGGACGGCGGATTCGCCCAGCTCGGCCTGACGGCTCGTGGTGCCGAAGACCTCGGCGAACTCCTCGAACGTGACCTGCACGTTCTCGTAGGTCAGCGAGCGGGTGGCGGGGTTGACGCCCTCGGCCACTTCGGTGGTGCGCGGCTCGGGGGTGACCGAACGCTGCATGTTGACGGTCTCGTTCTTGTTCATCGGGACCGGGATCGTCTTCACGAGACGGTCCAGCACCTCGACCACGTCCACGGACTTGAGGATCTTGCCGAGGTTGTGCGCGTTGGTCGGGTTGCCCGACGCGGGGTTGGAAGCCTGATAGGTGTTCAGCGACATGGGGATACCTGCTCTGGTTGATTAGTCGGGAGAGTTGAAGCCTGCTCGGAAGGCGGCATCCGGATCCATCTGATCCACACGCATCCGGCTATTGGACGGCGGTGCGGGGACGGAGGGGTTGGACGCCAACAACAGTCGCGGATCGACCGGCTGATTCCCCGGCTGGTTGGTCGGGGCTGGCGCGGGCGGCGCGTTGGTCTTGCCCGTGTCGCGCTTGAACTCGGTGAGGACGCGGGCCGCGTACTGCGGCTCGGTCAGTGCCCGTGCAACGGCGCGGGGATCCTCGAACGAACGGCGAATGTCCGAGGGAAGCGACGGGATGTACTGGTCGTTGAACCAGTTGCTGAACTCGTCGCTCGCGCTGTGCTGCTGCCAGTCCGGGTGAACCGCCTCAAGTTGAGCGATCCGCGCGAGGCGGTCGGTCTCTTGCTGGCTGGTCTGCACTCGGCTGATGACGGGGCCGAACCTGTCCTCAAGCTCGCGCTTGACTTTGGTGACCTGCCGCTCTGCGATCTGCCCAGCGACCTTGATGATCTGCTTCTGGTTGGCCCGCCACACCTTCGCATCTTCGGGGAAGGTCTGCGCCCATTCGGCGAACTCCGGCGTTTCCAGCAGAGCGTCGAGATCCTCGTCGGTCTGTGGTGCGGCGTTTGCGACTGGGGCGGTGGCGGCGGACTCCCGCTGCGTACGCTCAAGTTCGGCGAGCTTCTGCTGAAGCGGCCTGAGCTTCCCGGCCATGGCAGCGTGGTCGTTGCGCTGCTGCGCAAGTTCCTGCTGTAGACGCCGGTTAGCAGACTCTGTCTCAGCGATGCGGTTCCGATGTTCTTCGGGAAGCGCGGCAAGCCAGTTGTCTTGCTCAGGAGGCTGGGTGCCGTTTTCGCCCGTGTCAACAGGGGTCTGGGGGTTTTCTTCGGCCGGGGGTGCGGCGGCCGGATCCGGTTCGGTCGGCGTCTGGGCGGGCTGGTTGTCGTCGCCCTCGTTCATGGCCGCGAGGAAAGCGCGGTCGTCGTCGGACATGCCGTCGTCGGTCTGCTGGGTGCCGGGGTCGTTGTTCATCGTGAATCCTTCTGATCGTCTGCGTTGGAATTGAGTAGCGTCTTGAGCAGGGAGATGCGAGCGCGCAGTGCGGGGACTTTGTCCACGGAGTGCGACTCGCTTTCCAGCTCAATGCGGTACTTCTTCAGCATGACGTTCGCCCAGCGGGAGATCTCCTCCCACTCGAGCGAGGTCTTGCGTACATGGATGGTCGCGCTGTCAGGATCGATCACAGCAGGCGCGGACCATCAGTGGTGGTGGACTCGGCAGCGATCTCCTGCTGGTCGAGGCGGAACTGGGCGGCGACCTTCTGCGCGTCGGACGCGGCGCGCATGCCGGCGGTACGGGCCTGGGTGGCGGAACGGATCCGCTCCTTCTCCATGTCGTTGGCCATCTCCATCACGCGCATGCGCTCGGTGGCGTCCATGTCGGCGAGTGCCGCCTGCAGGTTCATGGCGGCGATCTTCTCGCGAGTGCCACGGTCTGCGATGCGGTCCTCGTAGTCGAGCTTGCGGTCTTCGGTCTGCAGCTGCACGTCGGCCTGCATCTTGCCGCCAGCGTTCTGGGCCTCGAGCATGCGGGCCTCTGCGATCATCAGCGCGGCCTTGGCCTTCAAGGTCTCGGCATCCGGCTCGGCCGGTGCGGCGTTGGTCTGCATCTCGTCCATCTCGGACTGGCTGTACAGGAACCGGTTGACGTCCACGTCCATGACGCGAAGGCCTTCCTCCGCCCAAGCCTCGATCTTCATGCGCGGCGCCAGCACCGGGTTGGCGGAGTACAGGTTCAGCGCGGTGAGGAAGTGCTGCGCCTGCATGTCCTTGACCAGCAGGTGCGAGCTGGCGCGAGCGACGCACTTGTAGTCGCCCTTCGCCTCAGCCTTGCCGAACTCCATGTTCCAGTCGTAGAAGCCGACGATCAGCGGCGTCGTGACCATGGCGTCGTAGCGCGCGGCCAGCCGGCGCTGCACGATGTTGCTCGCGTTCATCAGCATGGCGAGGCCGGAGCTGGTGGGCACCGCCTTGTTCGGCTCGCCCTGCGCGATCATCGGGAGCATGACCTGCTCCTCGCCGTTCTTCTTCGCGCGCTCGTACACCGCCATGGTGGCGCCAGTGGTGTTGGGCACGATGAAGACTTGGAACGCCTTCTCGATGTCCTCGACCTCGTCGTTGAACGCCCACACCTTGGGTCGGGTGCAGCGCATGTCGATGGCGCCACCGTTCGGACCCATCGGCAGAAGCGAGCCTTTCTTGACGCCGATCTGGGGCGCGCTCGACATCATCGAGTTGAGCATGATCGCAGCCCACAGCATACGAACGCTCTGCTGAGGATCGCGCAGAAGACGCGGAACACCCTTGCCGAACGGCGAGCCTTCGCGCTCCTCGAACACGAAGAACTTATACAGGTTGTGCTGGTGCTCGATGGGCGTGATCGCGATCTTCACGACGTAGCCCTGCGACATCCACACGTTGCAGTGCAGGTGGATCGAGTTGCTCTCGGCGACGGCGCCAAGGATCTTCTGGCAGTCCTCTTCCTTGAGCTTGGTCTCGAACATCAGCTGAGCGAGGAACTTCTCGAGCGCCTCCTTGGGCATCTCGCCGTTGTACTCGAACATGGCGTAGTTGCGGTTGGTCGTGAGCACGGTCTCGTCGATCTGGCGCATCAGCGCCATGCTCGAGGCGACGCTGTCCCACGCCGGAGCCTGCTTCAGGAGGCGCCCAACCTGCTCGCTGCTGAAGCCGGGCTGGAATCGCAGGTCCGCCACCTTCTTCGCCGACATCTCGTGCAGCTGGAAGACGCCCTGCGCATCGTTGATGCGGCGGCACGGAAGAGGGAAGACCAGCCACGGGTCGATGCGTTCGGCCTTGGGGTCGGTCAGGATCTCCTCGATCACGGCCTTGTAGCCCTGCCCTGCGGCGTAGCGGCGGCGCTTGCGCGACTGGGCGAACGGCCCCTTCATCACGCCGTGGCCGAGCTTGCACGCGTCCATGATCACCTCGCGGCCGTGGTCGGCGTAGCTGGTCTCGGACAGCTGGTCGTCGATCTGGCGGCGCATCACGTCCATGCGCTTACGGGCCACCACGTCGATGGCCGTGTACAGCTCGTTCTCGGTCAACTGCCTGCCGTCCGGGCCGGCGGAGATGCTGGCCATGATCTCTTCGGGCAGCTCCGGATCCGGCGTGGCGTCGAGATCCCAGTTGCGGTCGTTGGTCGGGTGGATCAGGTCGCCGAGGCGGGCGGCGAACGTGATGGTCGCCGGTCGCGTGATGTTGTCGGTGACCGAGCGGTACTCCTCGTCGGAGGTGTACTGCTTGGTGGCCTCGGCGGTGCGATCCACGTCACCGTGCTCGAACTGGCGGGTGTCCTCGACCCAGTCGCGCTCGAACTGGGCGCGGTACTGGACGGCCTCAGACAGCAAGCCCATCAGGTCGGAGCCGATGTCGTCCATCGCGGAGTGACGTCGCTCGCGCATGCGTTCGCGCTCGTCCTCGCTCGGCTCTTCCTGCTCACCCTCTTCGCCGGGGACGCGCTGGGCTTTTTCAACCAGCTCGTCCTCGAGGCGCTCGTCGCCTTCGATCATGGTCTGGGTACGGTTCATGGTCAGAATCTCACGTTGGAGGTCAGGGTGATGTCGTTGCCGGACGGGGGCGGGATCGCCTTGGTCAGGCCCGACATGATGGCGTAGCGCAGGGCATCCATGATGTGGTCGTTCTCTTTCCGGATGCGGCCCTTGTCGTCGTACTGGTAGCGCCGGTACTCGTCGATGGTTTTGACGCAGGTGCTGAAGATCTTGAGCCTGCCATCGCTCAGGCGCGATATGACACCTTGGATGCCGGCATCAACACCCTTGTCGGGCAGCGACATCTTGACGCCCTGCCCCTTGTACTTGTTGATGATCTGCTCGCCATCGGAGTCGCGCGCCGAGCTGTCGCCGAGGAACGGGATCCACGGGCCGCGCGCCTTGAGCGCCGTCGCATGCACCTCGATGGTCACCTCGCCGCGCTTGTAGTCGGCGTAGACGTAGGCGGTGTCCTCGTCCTTGTCGTAGGCGATCCAGCAGGCGGCGGTGTTGTGCCAGCCATGGTCGAAGCCCGCCACCCGGCGCCAGTGGCGCGGGATCTCGAAGGGGCGAATGACGATGAACTCTTCTTCCACGGGGTACACCATGCCGATGCCGGCGGTTGGGATGCCTGACTTGCGGGCCTTGCGCATGTAGCCCGGCGTCTCGGCCAGAGTATTCCGCTTCCACTCCTCGTCAAGGTGGGGGACGTCGTCCCAGTCGCAGCTGACGGTGTAACGGCTGGCGCCTTCCTTGTTCGCCTTCTCCCACCCGAGGAAGTTGTTGACCACCTCGGTGAAGCCGGACAGCGGGGTGTAGGTCAGCAGCATGCGGCCATCGACGCCACGGCCGCGCTGCACGTTCTCCTGATGGATCAGGGGCGGCGGCTCCTCGTCCTCCCAGATCCAGTGGCGCGTCGTGCCCTGAAAGGCCCTGCGGCCCTGCTCGTAAGCTCGGAACTCCAGCGTAGACCAGCCGCCGCTGACGTGCTTGACCGGGACGAAGTCCACCGAGCCGTTGGTGTTGGACACCACCTTAGGCTTGCCGAGCAGGTGCCTCGGGATCATGCCGGTGCCGAACTCTTCCGGCCCCAGCTTCGCGAAGTCGCCGAGCATCACCTTCTGGATGATGTCGCGGACGGTCTCGCGCGTGTCGCCGCAGGCGCGGGCATTGATCGGCGTCTCGAAGCGAAGGCCTTCCCACCACCACGGGTACAGTCCGGTCAGGTGGAGGTAGGTCTCGTAGCCGCCGAGGCCGTACGTCTTGCCCGTGCCGTTGCCGCCCATGAAGCAGCGGTGTCGGAACTTGGCGCCCGCATCGAACATCTCTCGATGCTTCGGGTAGGCGGCAATCGAATAAGGGCCGGGGCAGTACATGCCCTCGGCCATGTTGTAGCGACGGAACTGCGCCTCGGCCGCCAGTAGCGTGTCGAGGTCGAGGATCTCCTCAGCTTCGTCGGTTGCCTGCACGGTAGACCGGATTCACTTCGGGTCGAGCGGCGGCTGGACGTCCGGCTTCTCGCCGGCGCCGCGCTCGCGCTTGGAGCGGTAGCTGTAGATGGCGCCGGCAGCGGCGATCAAGATCACGACAACGATGACAGTTCCCATGGTGGCTCCTTGTTGTGGACGCCTGACTCTAGGCGCCGTAGGTTGAAGGTGTGAAGCGAAATGCGATGACGCCTTAACTACCTCACGCAATCTCACGGTAGCGGATGTAGCTGCCGGCCAACATGCTCACCGAGGTGCCGCCTGTTTCGCTGCCGAGGCCGATCTGTAAATCGCCTGTCGTTGATACGGTGGTTGCCATCACAGCATTC